CCGACAACTTCATTTTTTGAGTCTCATTAAACTTGACGGTCCATCGCGCTTTCGGAAAAGCTTTCTTTTTATCTCTCGACATATCACCCATACCATATCCTTCTCTATAATCAGATGGTTTCGGTCCTGGGCCACCAAACTTTTTCCAATCAAATTCAGGACTTTCCGGGTCTGCTTCATCTCCAGGCTCTTCTCCTTTGGATGGAACTAACTCTGTATAATCGATACCGATAAGGTAAGGCTTTCCTCCTACCTCAAATTCTACATTGACATGTTTACTATTAGGAAACAACCTCTTAACTACACCTTCTTTACCTTCAAGATTTCGTAATACGTCTCTCCATTGAAATTGTTCATGTGTATATCCGGCATGTGCGGGAACACTTTGAGAATGTCTTTTTAATACATCAGGACGAAGCATTACCAAATTTCCTTCTTTAAATGGATTGGGTTTGGTTACTTTCTCCGATTGGAGTTCTTCTTTAACAAGGCCAGTAACAATAGTTTTGAGTTCAGATTTTTTCATATAATTTCTTATTTCCTATAAATATAACCAAGTTTTAGACATATTCCTTTAATTTGAAAATAGTATCTTGAGAAGTCTTATGGAGAATACCTATACCACCTTTCTTCAGCCATTCTTGAATAACTACGTCCGTATCGTCAATCATGATATCACCGGGTTTAGCATAGTGTCTTTTTCTATGTTTATTCTGTACGAGTATAATATCATCAGATGGTAAATCGGGTATATTGTGACGCAACCATTCCATTTTTCCTGTAGATGTTTGTTTATCTACTACATCAGTTTTCCCCAATGCACTTAAAATTCTAACATTTAAAAAATTACTAACTACAAAATTCCAAAGTTCTTTTCCTCCAGGCATCCAAGGCATTTCCGCAAAAAACTTGGATTTTCCATGAGCGTCTATCGCTGCCCACATTTCAGGTTCGTCAAACTTATCTATCGGTAATCCTACAATTTCAGAGGCATGTGAGTCAAAATCACAAATTACACCATCAAGGTCCACATTTACAATTCGTTCGTATTCTTTTATCTGTTGTTCCATAGAGTATAAATAGGTGAAAATTAAAACAAGTTGACTTAATATTTTTATTCTGTACACTGTACTTAAGAGTACTTATTATAAGAGTACAAAAGTACAATAATAAAGTACTAAGTGCTTAGTACAAAGTGTACAGCGTACAGCTTAGTAAGTAAAGGTGTTTAACACAGTATAGGGTTTATTTAATGCCTTTAACGCTATTTCCACTTCTTTTAGACATTCGTTAATTGCCCCACCCGTCAAAACAATACCGTTATACGACTTAATGTATTCCATTAAATCAGGTATATAGATTAACTCAGAAGAATGTTCAAGAAGATCTTTAACATCTTCAGCTCCATTTTCTCTAATATAATGTTTCCACAAATCTTTATCTTTTAAATCCCGTGAATCTGTAATTTCATACTTAATCATAAACTGTATGAAATTTACAATGTTATCTTCATCTACTCCCTCATCCATACAATATCTGAAAAAAGCATATCCCTTATCATAGAAATAAGAACCTTCAACTACTTCCTCAGAAACTCCAGCATCATACAACCAATATTTGTAAGATTCCTCATCTACAACTCCTATGGTTTCTCTACCATTATATAAAAACACACAATCACGTAAATTAGAATAATTTGTATTTAAAAATTCCGCCCACGTTTCTTTATGAAATGAAAAATGTCCTTCATAATCAGGCTGAATATCTACATTAATTAAAGTTTTTCCGGATAGATCGTTCATAACTTATGTATGGTTGGAAGCATAAATGGAAATTCACTACTAACGGATTTAGGGTCCACCACAACCACGTTTTTAAGAATTTTAGGATTAAACACTACCAACCAAAACTCGTCTCCGCTTTGTGGTTCCATATGAGCGTCAACCCCTTTACTAACAAAATAATTGGCAACCTGAATACCAGCACTTCCAGCACCAGCTTCATAATTTACCACTAAATTATTTAATATATCAGCTGATATTACATCTCTTTGCATTCGTTCAGCATTTCTCTTTAATGAATTTATGATTTGTGCTTCATACCACGACAATTTTTAATGAAGTCAACCATTTCAATTAGACGTATATCAACCTTATCGATGTCTTTGAAATTCTTATCAATGTCAACTAGATGGACTACTCTCGAACCTTTAGCATATCGCCTAGCTGTCTCATAACTGTTAGTAAAGTAAATACCGGGACCAGCTTCATATCTACCTTTAGCACTACCTAAAAATTCAGTGGGAATTCGGTACCATCGTTTACCACCGTAATACATTTGAAAGGTATCAGTGTTTTCCAATATTTCTTTTAGTTTAATCACAGTAATAAATATGAATCAGTTTACAAAAAACCCTCTCAGCTTCGGACTGAGAGGGTTTCGTATTCAGTTATGTTGCGTTTTTATGCGTTAGGGAAATCCTTCATATTTATAAATAGTCATTCTTTAACCAAATGTTTAAAGTTTTTGTTTGTGTTTTCCCAAACTATTTCTACGATATATCCATTCTGTCTTAATAATTCTATTCTATTTTTATCTTTATCCCATATTTGTTGAGCAGTTAGATGAACTAATTCATTATAATAATTTGGCTGAAATTTAGTTGGATTGCAATGCCAATAGTCGCCGAAACACTCCACCACCTTCTTTTTGGATGGTATGAATATATCAACCGATTTTTGGACATCTCTTAAATACTCTTCTAATAAAGCGTCCTTACTTTCTTTTAATATTTCCACGTAGATTCTTTTTTGAAAGTTTGAAACACGTTTTCCATTGGTTTTGCATTTTGGTAGATAAAAACTAAACGGAACACCATACCTATCCATCATTGTCTGTTTATTTTTCTCTAAATTATTGTAATTCTCATCACCATATCTTTTTAATTTAGTTTCTTTTACTTTCTTCTGACATTCCGGATTATTCCAATGATTTTTATCCGATAATGCCCACTTCTTGAGCTTTTGTTTTTTCTCTAATGACGTAACACTGCAAAAGTTAGAGCAATATTGAGTTGGTTTGCCCGTCGATGGACGAAGAATATTTTTATATCTTTCAAAGGGTTTACCACATTTTAAACAACTTATAATTTCTCTTTTATTTTCTTTAATAAATTCACATTTACAAAAAACCGAACAAAATCTGTGATTTCTATTTTTCCAAATAATATTAAATAATTTATTGCAATATTCACAATTTTTATTTACACTGTTAGGATGTCCTATATTTACGGTTAACCGATTAGGAAAACATTTTGGACATTTTGGAATAATACCACAATCAAGAGACGAAATAAAATCAAAATTGCACCGACTACATTTAATTTCATAATTATTTTTTACTCCTTTATACATGGAGAAATCAAACATTGGTAAAATGTTGTTTTCTTTTAATTTATTTATAACTCTAAGATAATGCTTATATCTAAATAATGATTCTGTTTTCATATGTTCTTGTTGGTGAAATGTTAAAATCCTACTATATAAATATATCGTATAAAAAGAAAAACTCAACTTATTTTATTAAGTTGAGTTTTTGTATATTACTTACAATACATTACGCATTCGGGAAAGCGGCCCCACTCGGCAAGATATTGAAGTCAATTATGATGTACTCAGCCGTTCTTGTTGGCTTCAAGTAAATCTGACCATAAAGAATGTTTCTGTCAATAATGTCAGGAGTGTTGTTGGTTTCATCCATCTTAACAAAGAAGGCATATAAACCAGAACGCTGTTGAACGGATTCCAAGTATGGATTAACGATACTAAGGAATTTGTTGCGGGTGCTCGCTGTGTTCTGTTCAAACACCAAGTACTTCGAAGATGAAGCAATGAACTTCTTAAGGTTGATGAGCAACCTACGAACGTTTACACGGTCAAGTGCTGATGACGCTATTTGTAAGGTCTTCTGACCCCATACAGTAATACCCACGCCTGGGAACGCTGCAATAGGATTAACTTTTCCTTCATAGAGGGTATCGCGTTCTTCGTGAGTGGTCCTATCCGTTACTTGTGTAGCGATTGGAATACCACCACGATTGAGACCTGCTGGAGCGAACCATTCGGCAGCAACTTTATCATTAGCTGCGTAAACCGAAGGTAGAACTACGGATGGCGGTACGGTTACTATTTGATTAGTATTCACATCAAGAATCTTAATCCAAGGATAGTAAGTAGCTGCGTAGTTTGTGTCATATTGAGCAGCGTAAGATACAACTTGGTCGATTTGACCAGAAGCAGGATTACCGCTGTCAACATACATATCCATGATGAAGAAACAATCACCCCGGCGTTCACACATTTCTACAACCAAGTTGGTTACATATGGGTGATGTTGGTGAACTATTCCCGGAACTACAACTAGGTTGATATCAAACTCATCCGCATTACCAACTGAAGTAATACACTGATTATAAGCGATTGAACCAGCCGAACTTGCTTGTGTGCAATCCAACCCCTGAGTGTTACCTGGGGCAATATCCCCACCCACATTAATTGGAATGGCAGGTGATTGTCCATCAAAACCGCTTTGGAACCCAAGAACAAATTTACGCATCTTAACGTAATTAGATTCGTTTACAGCATCATATACTGCTGGAACTACGTTACTTGCACTAAGAAAAGTTCCGACTCCAACACCATATTTTCTGTAGTCAACGTCTAAAGCAAACGTTTCGTTCCTACCAATACTGTTATGAGCACCAAATACAGGAATTGGAGCCAAATATTGTCTATTGTCCAACGAAGCTCCAACACCTGTTGAAGAAGTAGGATACAACGAAATCAATTCAGCATCAGCACCAGTTGGCGAATCATCAAATGTAATACCGGATGGATACTTACCTGGATTTAATCCATAGACAGACGCCTTACTGTATTTCAGTGTAGGAGTCCACTGACCAACTCCACCATCAACTGGTGTTATCATAGCTTCAAATCCATAAGGAACGGCTGTCACAGGAAGTGTGTCAGTATTCATTTCAATACGGATGTTTCTGCTTAAGTTAATAAATTCACCGAACTCAATGATTTTACCAACGTAATTGATATAGCTGTATCTATCACCAATTCTACGAGCTACATAGTTTGAAGAATTAGGGTCTAAGTTCAAATTACTGAACGTTTCAAGATATGATGGACGTTTGTCTGTATCACTATAAGCACGGACTGCTAACGTAAACGAACCCCAATCACTACCAGCCACAGTTCCAGCTAATTTGACATTACTGATTTCTATCTTGAAAGAAGTGTTGGTATCTGTTCCATCCGATAATGTATTACAACGGAATAGACGGAACCTTGTAGCTGCTGAACTGGTTTGCCAAGGAGCAATTTCTTGAGAAACTATCCAAGGAGTAGTAGCATTAGTGATACTGTAGGTGCTATCACCATTAAGTAAATCACGAGAATAAGCATCAGTAAAGTTCAATGGGTCACCAGTAAACTCGCCCGAAGGCAATATTCCGCCCTCTATTTTCCACAAAGTAGTATTGCCGTTAACTTCAGCAATAGCATTTTCGAACATTCTGTATAGATAAGCAGCTTCAATCTTCTGACCACTTACTTGAGTAGCCGGATTACCAGCCGTTGGGTCTGTGCCAAATACATTACTAATGTAATTTGTTTCCGCTTCATCCAATGAGAATTGATAAACACCGTAAGGTGTGGTGCTATTCGTATTCTTAAGGCTTAAGTTAAAAGAAGTAGGAATATTAGTGTTTGTATCAGGAGTCAAAGTCGAACCTGAGAATCCAGGAGCTACCAAATCACTTTGACCAGCATATTGAGTATCAGCTAATACAGCCAATAACCTAATATCACCTGAACCAGAAGTCCATTGTCCATTTGGAAGAACACACGCGTTAAAAGTTACCGAACTACTTACAAATGAGCCATTGTAATCACCGAATGAACCGGATAGAACACCAATAACCTGAATTGTAGGTGTGCCGCAAGTTCTCAACTCAGCATATACAGAACCACTGATTAATGTTAAACCGGTCTTGAATGGGGCAGTACCATCTGTAATTGTTCCGATAACCGATGAACTGAAGAACGAAGCACTAAACGTTCCAGCCGCTATTGAAGAAGATAATTGTGTTACAGCTGATATATTGAAATATGGACCAGCAGTCCACGAACTAGTCAAACTTCCCGAATATGTTCGATTCTGTAAAGTTTGGGTAGAAGTTACAAGAGTTGGTAATGTTCCAAGAGTAAGCGTCTGACCAAAATATAGAATACTTCCACTTGGAGAAGTAACACTCAAATCCAAATCATCAGCCGCAGTTCCATTAAAGGTAATAGTGAATTCAGCGTTATTGATGGTAAGAATACTTGAAGTAAATGAAGAACTGTCTAATGGTCCTGCCGATGAAGTTGAATATGTATTACTAATAGACACACTTTCGGAGTAATTCGAACTGAAGGAGCCTGACAAATAAGCGAAAGAAAGAGCATCATCTAAGGCACCAACAGACCCATTTCTTTCCCACGTTCCCTTCTTAGCCCAAATAGCGAATGGAAATTCTTGTTCATATCCTGTCAACCCACCTACACGAACCACGGTCACTAGACCACGTTC